GCCTTCGGGCAGCTCATCCCCCAGCCGTGACCTCCTCCACGGCTGGGGGGACCATCTCCCAACTACCCCCTTGACGAGCCGTTATGTCACGGTCTAGGATTGTGACAGCAGCGAGGAACCGACCAAGTTGGCGGGGCTGCTGAGGAGTAAAAGATGAAGGTCACGGAGAGCTGCTGGAACTGCGGCAAGGCTGTCAAGGTGCCGGCAGACAACAACAACATCTACACGCGCATCTGCGCGCCGTGTAAAGCCACGCTACCCAACGAGACGCCGAAGTTCTACTTCACTGTCTCAAAGTCGGGAAAGGTGCGTGACCTATGATCGCCCGATTCTTCAACAGCAAGTTCGCACTCGTCGGAGTCTTGGCAATGTACGCAGCCATTGGTTGGCTAATCGCATTGGAGGTGACCAAGTGAAGCTGAACCGTACGACGCAGCCTGTCGTCTACAGGCGAGTCGCAATCAAGACGAGCATTCTGGCTCAGGAGGCACGCCGCGCCCAGCTCTTGCAGGACATTGGCATCCTGCTCTTTGCGCTCGGCTTCATCGTCTTCCTGTTTGGGATTCTTGGCTAATGCCTGTGTACGAATATCGTTGCGGCTCGTGTGGTGCGCGTGAGGAACACACGCACTCGATCAACAACACCTACACGCCGCGCTGTGAGAAGTGCGGCCGCTGGATGCAGTTGCTCTACACGCCAGCCGCAGCGGTGTTCATTGGAGAGGGCTGGGCGAAGAAAGACCGGCAGAAGAAGGAGGGCAAGTGAGGCACGCCTCATTCTTCAGCGGAGTCGGAGGTCTTGACCTCGGCTTTGAGCGCGCTGGTATTGAGACGGTCAGCGTCAGCGAGATTGACCCATACGCCAACGCGGTGTTGGCAGAGCGATTCCCAGACGCTCCGAATCTGGGAAGCATCACGGAGGTTGACGCTAATGACATCCCAGAGGCAGACATCTGGTCAGGCGGGTTTCCCTGCCAAGACCTCAGCGTCGCTGGCAAGCGCGCAGGATTTGCAGGCAAGCGAAGCAGCCTCGCCTTCACCTTCCTCAACCTTGTGGAGCAGCGACGACCTCGGTGGCTCGTGTTGGAAAATGTCCCTGGACTCTTCAGTTCCAACAGCGGCGCTGACTTCGGACGGCTTCTCTATGAAATGGAGCAACTCGGGTATGGCGTTTCGTGGCGAACTCTGGACGCTCGCTACTTCGGAGTCGCCCAGCGACGCCGTAGAGTGTTCATTGTCGCAAGTCTTGAATCCGACCGCGCCGGCGAGGTTCTCCTTGAGTGCGAAGGCTGCGAGCGGCATCCTTCGCCGAGCCAACCGCAGAGGCAAGGTGTTGCCAGCGGCTCTCCAGACGGCTCTGGAATCGCTGGCGCAATCACCAGAAGATTCAGCAAAGGAGTCAATAGCACCATTGACGAACCTCTCATCGTCAGTCCGACGCCTAACGCCGACCGAGTGCGAGCGGCTGATGGGCTGGCCCGACGGCTGGACAATCAGCAAAGCGTGGCGCGCAAATCGTCGTTCGGACACTACGAGATGACGGAGCAGGCTGCAACCCTGAAGTCGTCAGGCGGAGACATCGGAGGCGGCAGCAAGAACATTGCGATGACCCTCACTTCACCACAGGGTGGCGGCCGCCGAGACAAGATCCCAATGACGCTGGTGCAGGCGGTCATTCAAGACAGCCGAGAGATGGCGCACAAGGGCCAAAACGGTTTTGGACTCAGCACAGAGGACATCTCCTACACGCTGACCGGCGTGGACAGGCAAGCAGTGGCTACGGAGTCAATCTTGTCGTTCCCATCGCGCTTTGGCAGCAACGCCAATGTGACGGAGGACCAAGCGCAGTCAATGGCGCACAGCGCAGGGGCGCCAGCAGTCTTCCGAAAGTCAGCGCGAGCGCAGACGAACGAGGATTCAGAGACTTGGGTTGAGGGGGATGTTGCCAACACGCTCAACTCGTTTGATGTGGGCGATGTCAGGACAACTCACGCCATCGTAGGGACTTCCTACGATGGATTCAACCAGAAGGTTGAGCCTGATGGCGCGCATCGCACTATTCGCATTGGACGAGATTCGTCTGACTTTGTAATCGCGCCAGGCGGCGTGGATGATGACAGCCTGCTCCCAATCGGTCTGGACTCACACCGCTACCGCTGCTGCGGCAACGGCGTGGTGGCTCCAGTCGCTGAGTGGATTGGCAGGAGAATCGTAGAAGTAGACCGCCGTTGGCGGGAGGAGGAGGCAAAGTGAGTAAGCGATTTGAGTTCGTGCGAGGCGCACCACAGCGCAGCCCTGAGTGGTTTGCACTCAGGAAGCAGGGGATCACGGCAACCGACGTATCGGTCATCGCTGGGCTGTCGCCCTACAAAAGCCCCTTCAGGCTGTGGGCGGAGAAGACAGGCCGCGTAGAGGATCAGCCAGTCGGCGAGGCTGCCCACCGGGGCATCCTGCTAGAAGACACGGTTGGGCGCTACTACGAAGGCGAGCGTGGCGTCAAGCTGAGAAAGTCCAACGGTGTGGTGAGACTGAAGAACGCTCCGTGGGCGATGGCATCGCTTGACCGCACTATCGTCGGGGAGCCAGACGGCATCGTAGAACTGAAAACCTCGGCGAGTCGGGCGTGGGACATCCAGCCGATTCCAGGCTTCGTTCTCGCACAGGTTCACTGGCAGCTCCTGATTACAGGGGCCAAATGGTGCGACGTCGTGGTGCTGTTAGGCGGTCTGATCTTCAGGATTGAGCGCGTGATATCCGACCAGGCGTATCAGTCCGAACTCTTTGCCAAGGCAGAGGCGTTCCGCGAACTGATTGCGAGCGACACGCCACCTCCGATGACCGGGCAAGACTCGCCGACCTTTGAGGAGTTGACTCCCCAGAGGAACTCGGTGCTTGGCACGGCGTCACGCGAGCTGAACCGCATCGCCAAACGCTACGCAGACGCTCAGTACGAAATCAAGCTGCTAGACGAGGAGATCGCAACCTACGCCATTGCGATCAAGGAGGAGATCGCGGAGCGCGAGGGGATTATTGGCGACGGTTGGGTCGCAACATGGAAGCAGAACAAGAAACCAACCCGAAAGACGGATTGGAAGCTGCTTGTAGCAGAGGAGGGGATCACGGAGGACACGGTCAATGCGTACACCCAAGAAACTCTTGGGGCGCGGGTATTCAGGCTGAAGTTCAAGGAGGATGGAGAATGAGCAGGGACCTTATCGAGCTGTTGAACGCACCGTTCGCACCGGAGGACTTGAAGACGCGCCCTGGGCGCGCCGGCATGCAGTTTACCTATGTAGATTCACGAGCTGTGGCAGCGAGGCTTGACAGCGTGTTCGGCCCTCTGGGTTGGGAGTTTCAGATCAAGGTGGCGGACTCGGCGCGCTGCGTCATCCTCGGCACCCTGACCGTCACGGTTGGTCCGTTGGCTGCCGTCAAGGAAGACGTCGGCTACCCCAACGGCCCAGATGATCAGGAGCCGCTAAAGAGCGCCACGTCAGACGCCCTAAAACGCTGCGCGGCGCAGCTTGGCGTGGCAAGGAGCCTCTATGGTGCAGGGGGCGGTCAATCGGCTGTCTCCGTGGCTCCTAGACCGAAGCCAGAGGGTGCTGTGTTCACACCTGACGCCGCACTGAAGGCGGCAATGATCTTCTCGGGCGGCGAGTGTCCCGAACACCGCACGCCCTGGACGCTGAAGCCAGCGGGCGTGTCAAAGGCTGGCAAGGAATACAGCGCCTTCTGGACCTGTAGCGGGAAGACGAACGGTGAGTTCTGCCGCCACAAGCCAAGCGTGGACTGGCTCGCCGTACAGGACGGCAAGGCAGTGCAAGAGCAGAGCCTTGAAGAGCTGCCGTTCTAGACAGCACCGGGGGGCGGTAGCGGGTTCTGCCGCCCCCCAACTAGCAGGAGGAGGAACAGATGAGCCTATGGGTCAAATGGGACGTCAACGCGCACAAGGACCCGAAGATCGCGGGTCTGACCGACATGCAGTTCAGAGCCTTTGTCACGATCATCGCTGAGGTCAAGACGCTGCGGTCAGCCGGGGTGTTCAAGAGCCGACTGCACGTCAAGCAGGTGATTGGCTCTCGCCTTGGAAGGGCTGTGGATAACCTTGTGGACATCGGGCTGCTGACAGAAAGTGGAGACGGTGTCGTGACAGTGTCAAACTACTCTCGCTATCAAGTCGACCCAACGTCGGCCTCGCGTCAGCAAAAGTGGCGAGATCAAAACAGGGGGGAGATAACGGTACCAGAGCAGAGCAGAGCAGAACAGAACAGAAACCCCTATATCCCCTTTGACAAAAAGCGAAAAGGACACCCTCAACAGATCATGGACATACTGAACAAGAAGAAGCCATGACCAATCCTTTGAGGAAGAAGGAATACGACAGACTCAGAGGCTTATACAACCGAGCGACGGAGACGCCGAGCCAGCGTCTCAACCGGCTCATCGGGTATCAGTGCAGGAACCACAACCTCACGAGGGACCAGTGGTTGCAGCTCTGGGACACCCAGGCGGGTCGCTGCAAGGCATGCAAGCTGCCCCTAGATATCACGGCGCCTCGATCAGTTCAGGTTGACCACGATGGCGCCTGTTGCCCCAACCCGACCACGGTCGCAGGGCGTGCGGGTCGTAAGCATGTGAGCTGCGGCAAGTGCGTCCGGGGGCTGCTCTGCCCAACCTGCAATCGTGCCGTGGGCATGCTAGAGCGACACCCGGACAGGATCACGCAGTGGATGGACTATATCCGATCCACCAAGAGGCTGGCGTCATGAGGGTCGTGCATCTGAAGCCGCAGTACCTCGTCGGACTTGGCGCCATTGCGGGGCGCAGGAAGTTCACTGGCGACCAGCTTCGTGGACGGCACCAAGATCGAGGGGACGAAGTCAACCTCTCCAACGACATCTCTGGGCTGCTCGGGGAGTGGGCGCTGATCACCGGCTTAGAGCAGGTGCCGGGCGTAGAGCGGCCAGAGCATGACTTCTGGGATTGCGGCAAGCCCATCAAGGGCGCCGATGCGCGATTCCGTGGGGTTGGCTATGACGCCAAGAGCTTGATCATGGCGGAGAACCACCGCTACTTCCTGCTGGACAAGCCAGCCGTGGAGAACCCCGCAGCCAAGAGCATTGACTGCTTCGTGCCAGTCTTGGTCAGGGAGGACTCAGGGGCGGTGATCGTCGGCAAGCGCATCTCGCCAGAGCAGGCACAAACCTGGAGCGACCGTCAGATGCGAACCGACGCCCCGCTCTGCAAGGCCCGCCCCCTTGACCAGTTTGCCGAAGAGTGCTTTGGGGTGACGGTCGCAGAGCTGCACAAGACCTTTGACGCAGACCAACTGCTCTGGGGGCAGATGCGGGACGCAACGGTCACCTGGGGGCGCGCCCTCCGCCCTGAGGAGATCAGCCGGGTGACGGAAACTTCACACAACCTACATGACGGTCTAATGGCGTTATACGATTGGCTGGGTATGCGAAAGGAGAAAGGCTTGTGAGTGCGTTTCAGGACCTTGAGACCATGGCGAATATGGTTGGTTTCAAGTTTGCAAGCGTCTCTGTTGACACGGAGACCAAACAGGTCACGCTTCAGTGCGAGGACTATGACGGCGGCACGATCACCGTTGACAGTCAGAGCATTGACTCCGCGATGGAGAAGATGATTGACAGGCTGCACCACCTCGCAGGAAACCAAGGAGGCGAGTAGCGATGGCGGCAGTAAAGGCGCAACGTGGTGGACCACGCAAAGAGCCGGTGTTCAAGCCGAGCCTCTGCTCATCATGCGGCGGCGCACTGGACACGCTGAAGCAGGCGTGGCGCGTCAAGTCCATCTACTTCGTCGGCACCAAACGACACAGCAGCTACGGCTGGCACCACAGGACCTGCGTGAAATGAACCGCATCGAGCGAGCGGCGCCATTCCTTGACGACAAGGTGGTCGCCGTTCAAGAGGGTCCCGATGCGTGGTGCGAGGAGCCTGGAGTCACTGGCCGCGTGTGGTGCAACCTCTCAATGCGCTACGCCGACGCCGTTGCGCCCGACGGCTGGTTCTTCCTGTACGAAGGCATTGGCAACCGAAAGACCAACCTTGACCTGCTAAAGCACGGCGTCATGGAGCTAGGGCAGAGCGTCTTCACCCTTAGCGACGGAGGCAGAGCCTTGATGGCTCGGCTACGCTAGTGGGGAAGATGAAAGACCTCGCCATTCAGCAGCACAACGTTGATCCGGCGAAGAGCCGACGCGGCCGAAACGCCCGACAGCGTGGAAATGGGTGGGAAAGAACCATCGCTGCCGACCTTGTCGCCGCAGGGCTTGACGGCAAACGCATTGGGCAAGCGGGGGGCAAGACCGACGTCTCAATCACTGGCGAGTGGATCGTCCAGGCGAAGAAGGGTCGGGGTGCAATCAGTCAGCGCCAATGGGACTGGCTCATGGCACTGACGCCCAGAGCTGGAGAGCGCCGCGCCCTTGCCCTCTCGGACGCACCGGGGGCTGGCATCAAGAGCCGCCGCCTTGTCGTGATTGAATACGAGACCTGGCTTGACCTCATCGGAGTGAAGAGCTGATTGCCGCCCTCCTCGCTGTCTCGCTGATCTTCAGCGGCACGCCGAGGCTCCCGACCTCAGGAACCGCCTCGTGGTATGGCGCTCGCTGCGCTGGGACGTTCCTCAGCCGCACGGACACTTGCAGCCCCTACCTGAGCATTGCTCAAGGGGGAAGGGGCGGAGAGCAGTGGTATTACGCAGCCGTGGGGGGCTGGAAGTTCGGCGACCGACCGTATAGGATTCTGGTCTGCCGGGCAGATCAACCTTCGCGCTGCGTCAAGGTGGTCGTTCGGGACTATTGCGGCCGTTGCGCCGCAGAC